ATTGGTCTTAATGACTATGAGACTTCCTTCGCATTGACTGGTGGTTCGGACGCAGTTACCCCAGGTGCTGTAAGCGATGACACTGAGTGGGCAACTGGCGTAACCAACTTGGACATTGTAAATGGTCCTTTGTTGATTAACCTCGTTGGACAAACCAGCAGCACCCGTATCAACCAAGCCCTTTCTTACGCTGCAGCACGTGCAGACGCCTTTGTTATCATTGACTGCCCTTTGAATGCGGCAACTAAGGCTGACATGCAGACTGCCATTGCTAGTTACAGCACCACCAACGGTGGCTACGGTGCTGTGTACTTCCCAGCATTGAAGATGTATGACCCAGCGAAGAGTGGTCCAACGGCTATTCGTGACACCTACACAGGTGGAGCAGTTGCTGGTGCGTATGTACGTTCAGAAAGTCTCCGTGGTGTTGCTAAAGCACCTGCTGGTTACTTCTTGGATCTACAGAACGTATTTGGTCTTGTAGCAACTCTTACAGATGCTGATCAAGGAACCTTGTACAACGTTAACCATGTTAACTGCATCCGTACGATTGCAGGAGGCGGAACCATTATCAATGGTGCTCGCACTTTGGCAAAGAATCGTCCAGATAAGTACATCCCAATCCGCCGTACCCTTTCGTACTTGCGTGTTGCTCTTGCGGATCAAACACAATTTGCTGTGTTTGAGCCAAACGATGAGCGTCTATGGAGCCGTATCAAGATTGCTTTGTCAAGCACCTTGACCGACTTCTGGGCAAAGGGCAACTTGAAGGGTTCAAACCCAGACAGTGCGTTCTACATCCTTTGTGATTCTACAAATAACACACAATCGTCTATTGAAGATGGCTACGTAAATATTGAGGTTGGCATTGCACTGCAGTACCCAGCCGAATTCGTTGTAATCAACCTCACTCAGTGGGCTGGCGGAAACTCCGCTGGAACTCTCTAATCAAGGAGCATTTAAAAAATGGCAACTACACTACGCACTGATCCACTCCGTAACTTTAAGTTCCGAGTGAGCATCTCGCCAAAGTCGGCTGATGGCAACTTGGCTAATAACCTTAGCCAAATTGGCGAACTCGGCTTTGCTCAGGTAAGTGGTATCTCAGTAACCAACGAAGTCATCTCCTACCGTGAAGGCGGAATGAACACCCACCCACACAAGATGGTTGCTCAGTCAGACTTTGCTCCTGTGTCTTTTGCACGTGGAGCATTTGCTGGGCAAGACCAATTGTGGAAGTGGCAAAAGTTCATCCATGCATGGTTGGGCGGCGGCATTTCTGGAGAACAGGGACTTGCAATGGGCGACGGAGACTACCGTTGTGACATCGTGGTTCGTGTTTATGATCACCCACATACCGCAAGTGAATTGAACAGCGGTGCTTTGAAGTACCAGTATGACGGTGGCACCCAGAGTGACTCCATCACCCCAGGTAACGTTAAGTTTGCATTTAAACTTTTCAACGCATGGCCTGGCGCTTACGCACTCACTGACTTGAACGCTGGAGACAATGGTATCCTGATTCAATCAATGACAGTTCACCACGAAGGTTTCTACATCGCATGGAGCGACACAGACATCGCTAACATTGATACCAAATAACACTCGTTAAATTAAGTCAAACAAAGTAGGAGCACAAATGGACGCAAAACAACAGGCTGACGCCATCAATTCGGCTATTCAAGATGACATTCCAGAAATGAAGCCAGCGCCAAACACGGTAGTTGAACTTATCCGTGGTGTTTTCAATGACGAACTTGGGTCATGGGACACCACGGCTATTGTTCGTGAACTGAACGGTTTTGATGAAGAAGCATTGGCTTCCTTAGATAACCGCAGTCTGGTTTACGCCGAGTACATGTCAACGCTGTTAAAGCGAGCAGTTGTATCTATTGGTTCTATGGTAATTGCCAATCACCCATCAGTTATTGACAACCTTATTATTGGTGATCGTGACTTGCTTTTTCTAGGGGTTGTTGAAGCCACCTATGGAAAAAACCGTGAGTACCAAGTTACCTGTAATGCATGCGGTGCATCCAATGACGTTATTGTTTCTATGGATGAATTTGAAAACAAGAAGACTGATCTAGACGTACACAAACCTTTGCTAGGTAAGTTGTCCGATGGTTCTGAGATAGAGTTCCGTCTTCCTACAGGTGGCGATAGCCAGTTTGTAGCCAAGAAAGCAAAAAGCACAGCAGAGCAAAACACTTTTATGATTGCTCGCTGTGTCACCAGCACTCACATTAAAAATGCTGAGAATTGGGCGAAGGGATTGGGTCTAAAAGACCGAGCCAACCTCGTCAAACTCCTACTGGACAACCAGCCAGGACCTGTCGTAGGGGAGGTGAATGCCCAATGCGCCACGTGTGGTGAACCAATGGTTCTAGCGCTTGATTGGGCATCCCTTTTATTTGGTTAATCTAACTCATATATACTGGGAATACGATCTGATCGCCACGGTTTACAAGGGCTTCACGCTCACTGACTTACAAAATATGACGGTACGCCAAAGGCGCTACTGGTCTGCAATGGGCAAATGGCGTAAATCTGGAGACTGACGTATGGCGGAAATGCCTAATGAAGCGAACATTGGTGGTGGGGCGTTTGGTGGCTCTGCTGTTGACTCGTTTGTCCCTGCCCCAACAGCAGGTAAAGGTGATGCCGCTTTAACACTTGCCCAAGTTCCTAAACTTGTTGATAAGTTCTCTGCACGCTTGGATAAAGCAACTGCACAAATTAATGCTTTTGCAAACGCACTTAAAAATGCAACTGGTAAGACTGGTGCTTCTTCTACTTCCGCAATGTCTTCAAGCGGGGCTATCGCTCAAGCGATCGCTTCATCCAAAGCACAAGTTGGTAGTGCTCCTATTGCTTCTGCCGCCGCTATGGGTGGTGGCGGTGGTGGCTTCTTTGCCAACATGCGTGGTGCTCTTGGCAGTGGTGGAGGTGCGGGTTATGCAAGTGCCGCAAATACTGCAATGCAAGTGGGTGGGCAGATACTGGGTGGTATTGATGCCCGCACTAACTCTGCATACCCACGAATGCTACAGAACGATCAATTGGCTGTTCTGTACCAGCAGACACAAGGTATCAGCCAACAGCAGTATTACAACGATTATAGAAAAGGAATACAGGGTGCACGTTTAGGTGCTGGCGGTATCAATAGCCTTTTAGCCTTACAGGCACGTACAGGTATTCAAGCAAGCACACAAGCCAATGCCGTAGCAGGTATGCGAGCCGTATCTGGTTATTCATTTAGCACTGACCAAATGGCTCAGATGCTTCAAACACTTGCATCACCACAAGTAAACAACCGTATGACCATGACTCTTGGTACAGGCTTGTATGGCATTGGTGGTAAACAACGTTCAATGACCGAGGTATTCCAAGGTATTACCCGTGGTGCTGGTTTAACCAATGCACGAACTGTACAGGGCGCTATGCAACAAGGATCTATGACCCGTGCTCGTTTGAGCGCTATGGGTGTTCCTGAGGACATGCAAGACCTTGTTCTTCAGTACGCTCAGTCAAACGTACAGTTCCAAAAGAAAACTGGCGGTCGTCAGGGTATGTATAACCCTGAGAACAAAGCACAACGCCAAGCCATGGGTATTGAAGCCAACTTTGCTACACAGCGTGAAGAGACTACTCGCTTGTCAGAACTGCGTGATGAGAAGTATTACAACCGTCAAAAAGACAACCTTGCAACAATGGAAAAGAACACTCAAGCGCTGATTGAGTTAAAGACCGCTATGGAAGAAATGGCGTCAGGTCTTATTGGTAAGCGTATTTCTACACGTGGTTCTATTGGTATGCGTGCACTTAAAGGCGTTGCTGGGTTGGCAATGATGGGTGGTGGAGCAGCAATTGGGTTTACTGGTGCTGGTGCCCCACTAGGTCTTGGTTTAGCGGCTAGTGGACTTACCATGTTTGGTAGTGCTTTTACAGGTGATGGTACTGAAACAAAGAGTAATAATAAAGGTGCCACTGTAAGCACCACTAGAAAGACTTCATCTTCTTTAAACAGTTTAAATACAACCTTTAGACAGCGTCTTGAAAAGATGATGCAAGATAACCCCAACGTTTCTGTTGGTGGTGGGTTTCGTTCAAGTGCACAACAGCGGACTTTGTTCTTGTCACGTTACTCACGCACATCAGAAAAGACAGGGACTTTCTGGGATGGTGCATACTGGAAGAAAAACTCAGGTGTAGCCGATGCGGCTCCTCCAGGAATGTCTATGCACGAAATTGGACTTGCGGCTGACCTTACGGGTGACCTTGCATGGGTTCAACAAAATGCGGCTAAGTATGGTCTAAAGACATTTGCGGATGTTAACGATGAACCTTGGCACGTACAGCCAGCAGAACTACCAAACAGTAGAAGGCAATACGAAAAAGCAGGCGCTCCATGGGGAACTATTGCTGGTGCAGAACAGTTTGACCCAAACAGCAAGTTTGAAGGAATGTCTTCAGATGGTGGTGTTTCTGATGCTTTAATGAAGTCAAGCGGTGGTGGCGCAGTTCCTTCATTTAGCCAAATGGGGCTTAGTGAGCAAGTCATGGCTTTTAAAGCCGCTACAGGACTAAGTGGAGGGGGTGGTGGCGGCGGACGCATGATGACTGGTAAGCGTGTTCGTAACATCGGGTCCGCTAGTACATCAACTCAAACATCAGG